GTCAGCGTGCCGGCGATCACCTGGTTGCTGCGGATCGGAACGGAGTTCGCTGTCCCGGCTGCGTTGCCGTCCGAGGTCATGCGGGTTGCGGCCGTGACGGAAGACACGTACAGCGTGGTCACGCCCCACTGGTTGCCGATGGTGCTGGCGTTGGAGGAGAATACCAGCTTGCCGTAGGCGCCGCCGTCGTTCGAATACTGGCCAAGGGCGACGCTGCCCTGGCCGGTCGCCGTGCTGCCCTGGCCGACGGCAAAGCTGTAGCTGCCGCCGGCGGTATTGCCCGCACCGCCTGGCACCACCGCATAGGCGCCGCTTGCCACCTGCGTGTTGGCGGCGCGCGACTGCTGCAGGTCCACCGCGTACTGGCCGCGCTGGTTGCCGTTCGTCGCGGTGCCGTCCGCCAGCGCCGTCGCGATGTAGCCGATGCCGGCAGGCGCGAACACGAACGGGACGTTCGTGTTGGTGCCGCTGGTCCTGAACACCACGGGGTGATAGCCGCCGGCGTCCAGGCTCTGCGACACCGTGACCACCGACCCGGCCGAGCCCGCCACCAGCACCGCCGGCGAAAGTGTGCCGCCATTCACCGTACCGTTGTTGGTGACGCTGCCCTGCAGCGTCACCGAATTGAAGTCGGTGGTGCCGAGAACGACGTTGGTACCGTCGGCAAAAACCTGCGCGCTGTAACCCTGGTCGATCGCGACCCCGGTGCCGGCGGACGTCTTCACCGTCAGCGTGAAAGCACCGCTGGTGCGGTTGCTGACGGTCCAGACCCCGCTGTTCGGGACCACGAACGTGGCGTTGCTGGCCAGCGTGCCGGTGGCGAGGATCACCGGCACGCCATATTGTGCCGCCGTCAGCGTGCTGCTGCCGCCGGTGGTGGAAACGGTCGCCGCGTTCGCCGTCGCCTGGTAGACGAAGGCGGTGGTCGCCAGTTTCGTCGAATCGTCGCCGCTGGCCTGCGTGGTTGCGGTGCCGGTGCCGGTAAAGTTCACCGTGCCGGCGGCCGTGATGGTGCCAGCCAGCGTGCCGCCGCTGATCGTGCCGGCGTTGGTCACCGTGCCCTGCAGCGTCACGCCGTTGAAGTCAGTGGTGGCAAGAACGACGTTGGTGCCGTCCGCGATCACCTCGGCGCTGTAGCCCTGGTCGATCGTCACGCCAGTGCCGGCCGAGGTCTTCACCGTCAGCGTGAACGCGCCGCTCGTGCGGTTGCTGACCATCCACACGCCGCTGTTCGGCACCACCAGCGTCGCATTGCTCGTCAGCGCACCGGTGACCAGCAGCACCGGCACGCCGTATTGCGCCGCGGTCAGCGTGGTGCTGCCGCCGGTGCTCGCGATCGTCGTCGCGTTGGTCGTCGCCTGATAGACGTAGCCCGTGGTCGCGAGCTTCGTCGTGTTGTCGCCTGCTGCCTGCGTGGTCGCGGTGGCGGTGCCGGTGATGCTCAGCGTGCCGGCCGCGGTGATGCTGCCCGCCAGCGTGCCGCCGCTGATGGTTCCCGCGTTCGTCACCGTTCCGGCCAGCGAACCGCCGCTGATCGTGCCGCTGTTCGTCACCGTGCCGGACAGCGTTCCGCCGCTGTGGGTCGCGCCGGAGATGGTGCCGCCGCTGACTGTCCCTGCGTTCGTCACTGTTCCGGCCAGCGTGCCGCCGCTGATGGTGCCGCTGTTGGTCAGCGTGCCGGAGAGTGCGCCGCCTGCACTCAGCGTCACCGCGCCGGAGAACGTGTCGCCCGCCTTGTTCGCCGGCGTGTAGGTGAGCGCGCCGGTCACGTCGGCACTTGCCAACGAAATGGCGCCGGTGCGCGTGTTGAAGCTGACGACGCCGCTGTTGGAGAGCGTGCCGGCCGAAGACAGCGTCACGCCGGCGCCGACGGCGATCGCTGCCGGCACGGCCGAGAGCGTGCCGGCATTGCCCATCAGGCTGCCGGCGGCGAGTGCGCCCAGGCTGACCGTGCCTGCGGTGCTGATGGTGCCACCGGCCAGCCCCGCGCCGGCCACCACGCTGCTCACGGTGCCGGTGCCGGAGCCCGGCGTGTAGCCGAGCGCCCCGGTCACATCGGCGCTGGCGAGCGAAACCACGCCGCTGCGGCCGTTGAAGCTGGTGACGCCGGCGGCCGACAGCGTGCCACTCGCGAGTGTGAGGTTGGCACCCACCGCGACGGTTGCGGCGGTCCCCGCCGTCGTCGTGCCGCCCAGCAGGGCGCCCGCACCGGCAGGAATTGCCGGGGCGGCGATGAAGTCCGCGTCGTTGGCAAGCTGCGACACATGCGTCGGCACCGACGGCGAAAGCGCGACGGCCGTACCATTCACCTCCAGCGAGCCGCCGACATTGGTCAGCGCGATGGCGCCGCTGCCGGTGCCGAACGCGATTGCCTGGCCGGCGCCGACGATCACCGCGTTGTTGTCGTCGAACGTCGCCTTGTCGGTGCGCAACCCGTGCAGGAACCCGCCGCGCGCCTCCAGCGGCGCGTGCGGCCACACGGTGCGGTCGGTGGCGTTGGAGACGCCGCCGAGGAAGATGCCGCGGCCCTGCGGCGCGATGGAGTCCTCCGCCGCCATGAAGACGCTCTGCGAGCCGGCCGAGTAGCCGCCCGGCTGGTAGGTGCCCGGCGCGATGCCCAGCGTCTGCAGCGGCGTGCCGTTCGCGTTCGCAAGCGTCAGCGTGCCGCCGGCGGTGTTGCGCAGCACCACACCCTGGCTGCCGCCGGAGCCGCGCGTGTAGGCGACAAGCACGGAAGGCGACGCCGACAGCATGTTGCCGCTGCCGTTGTTGTACCAGCCGGCCGTGCCGATCGCGGACTGGATCGAGGCGGTCACGTCCGCCGGCCAGCCGGTGCCAGCCCCGCCATTCAGCGTCACGGTCACCGGCCCGTAGGTGTTGCCGTTGACGTCGGTGGCGGAGATCGCGATCTCGTCGGTGGTGCGGCAGACCGGCGCCGACAACTCGCCATACGCCGTCGCGAAGCCCTTCGGCGGGGTTGGCGGCCAGAACGTGCCCGCGACCAGCCCGAGCTTGGACAGCGTCGTGTAGCCGGACGGCTCCGCCAGCACCAGGCCGCCGGGGTTCTGCGGCGTCCAGGCCGTCAGCACCAACTGCCCGTTGGCGTTGGTGTCGGCGTGGATGCCGGCAAGGCCGGAGCCATTGACGGTGTTGACCACGTCGCTGAGCGCGCCGGCACCGCCGACGGTCAGCACCGTGTTGTTGACCGTCAGCTTGTCGCCGACCGAAACCCCGCCGGTGCCGCCGAACACCACCACCATCGTGTCGCGCGGCGTGGCGTATGCACCCGCATTGATGCCGAGCGTGCCAAGCGCGGTGCCGCCGAGCGTCAGCGTACCGAGATCCGAAGCCGCGATGCCGAACACCACCAGCCGGCCGACCACGCCGCCCCAGGTGTTCGCCGCCGCGCGCACGTTCGGGATGCCGGCGGCATTGATCGCGGCAGCAATCGAGGCAACGTCCCCATGCGCGTCGTCGGTGTTCAACGTGACCGTGACCGCGGAGGGGCTCGCGACACCGCCGCCGGTGAACGTCACCGTGGGCGGGCTGGTGTAGCCGGAGCCCGGCGAGGTGATGGTCAGGCCGACCACCGCGCCGCCGAGCATCACCGGGATCGCGACTGCGCCGGAGCCGCCGCCGCCGCTGAACGCCACCGTCGGCGCCGAGGTATAGGCACCGCCGCCGCTGACGATCGACAGCGAGCTGACGCCCCCGGCGTTGGAAAGGTTGGCGGTCGCATGCGCGGTCACGTCGAAGGTGATCACGATGGTGCTGTTCTGCGCCACCGCCGACGGGTTGCCGTTGGAGAAGACTGCGGGGAAACTCGGCCAGCGCTGGTTCAGCCCGCCGGTCTGCCCGTCATACGAGCCGACGGAGCCATACGCATACAGGATGTTCCCGCCGTAGTTGCCATTCTGGCCCCACGGGTCGATCGACATGCCCTGGACGGCGTTTCCCTGCCCGGAACGAAAGGTCCAGCCGGCCTCGGGGCCATTGTTGGCCACGTCGAACTCGGAATGCTCGGCGGATGCGCTGATATGCGCGCGGGCACCGCTGTCCTCGTCCCAGATCGGGCCGTTGATCACCTCCCAGTGGCCCCAACCCGACGAATTGTCGTAGATGTGCGGCCAGGTGAAGATGTTCTGTTCGGCGATGTCGATGCCGCTGACGTATTTGCCGTAGTAGTTGTAGTTTTCGTAGGTGCGCGCCCAGCCGACGCGCATGGCGCCGCTGTTGCTGGAGGTGTTTTCGACGATATCGGTGTGGAAGGCCATGTTGGTGGGCGCGCCGACGGTCGGCGCAAAGCCGAACCAGCCGCCACCGCCCTGCCAGAAACTGTAGGCGCCCTGGGTGCTTTCCACCCGCTCCACGCCGAGGCCACTGCCGCTGATGTTCGCGCCGTCCTCGAACACCATCGCGATCAGCCGGCCGGTCGGCTCATTGACGAAGCTGCCCAGACGGTAGGTGCCCTTGGGCACCACCACCTTCCCCCAGGCGCCGCTCGGCACAGCGCTCATCGCCGCCAGAAATGCAGGCGCGCAATCGGCCACGCCGGTCGGGTCTGCGCCGTAGTCGAGCACGTTGACCCAGTCGCTGCCGCGGGCGCCCAGCGTGCGGGCGGTGGTGCTGCCGGTGGCGGTCACCGGGTCGCCGGACAGATCCACGCCGCTGATGGAACCGCCGGTGACGGCAACGGCGTTCGCGCTCTGCGACGCCATGCTGCCGAGCGTTGGCGCACCCGTCAGGTTGGCATAGTCGCCGGAGGTCGCAACCGTCGCCAGGGCGCTCGCCGCAACGTAGCCCGCCGGGTTGGCGCTGTTGTACGGGCTGAAGCCAAGCGCCCCCACCACGTCGGCCGCCCCCACCACCCCGCCGCCCGTGACCTGCCCCTTGGCGTTTACCGTGACCTTGGTGAAGGTGCCCGGCGTGGTCACCGGCGCGATCGTGGTCACGATGGTGCCAGTGCCCGCACCGGTCACGTCGCCCGTCAGCGTCAAGGCCGGCGCACCGGCCGCGAACAATTGCTCGACGGTCGCCGAGACACTCGTGCCGGACTGGTCGAGCATCAGCTCGTCGGTCGGATTGACCGTTGAGGCCGGCGGAAGCTGTTGCACGGTGGGCATTCAGGAAACTCCCAAGCGTCGGATGGGTGAATGGCGCGCGGGGCAGCGGCGCCGGGGCGGCTTCTGGGCCGTCAAATCGGGGCAGGCAGCGCGGGCCGGGCCTCAGGAACTGACGAGGATCGGATTGCCGTTCTGGTCGGTGACGATGCTGCCCGCGTCGGTGGTCAGCGGGTTGACGGGGGGAGCAACCCCGGCGAGTTGTTGCACTGGCAGCAGCACGGTCCGGCCGATCACCCGGCCCTTCAGCGTGCCCACGGTCAGTTGCACGGCGTAGGTCGTACCGGCCACGCCGGCGGAGAACCAGATCACCGCGCTCGTCCCGCTGCCGACGATGCGGCCGACCTGCAGGTCGCCGGCATTGCCGTTCGGCTGGGGCGTCACCGCGACCGTCGCCACCTGGTCGGTCGGATCGCCCGCGAGCGCCGCCGAGAGGTCGAGCGAGTAGTCCAGGATGTCGCCGGGGTCCTTGATCGGCCATACCAGCGGCGGCAGGTCGGCCGGCATCACCCCGCGCGGCAGGGGCAGCAGCCCGTCCAGCGCGACGGAACGCGCGCTGGACGGCTGCCAGAGCGGTGGCACTCCTTGGGGCATCGGGGGCTCCGGTGAATGGTGACAGGCGGCGCCGACGCAACCGGTCAGTGCGGCGTGAGCGCCGCCACCTGCGCCGCCAGTTCGGTGATCCGTGCGTGCAGGTCAGCGAGGGTCGGCAACGGGGCGGCCCCGGCCTCGGGCACCGGTGGCGGCGTGAACCCGGCCGGCCCCTCGATCCAGCCCACCGCGACCAGCGGGTTGGTCACCTCCACCCACCGCAGCGACCGGTGGAACAGGTCTGCCGGATTGGCCTCGGTGCGCAGCAACTCGGCCACGGCGCCGGCCTCGACACGCGCGTAGATTTTCATCTTGCTCACCACTCCACGATCACCAGGCCGCCGCCGCCGCTGCCGGCATTGAAGCCGGAGCCGCTCGCCCCGCCGCCGCCGCCGCCCCAGCCCAGCGCGTTGACGCCGTTGGCGCCGCTGCTGCTGCCTTTCCCGGCGCCCGGGCCACCACCGTCGCCGCCGCGGGCCACGCCCGGCACCGCGTCCGATCCCATCGAGCCCGGATACGCGATACTGGCGCCGCTCGCCGTGCCGCCCAGGCCGCCGGTGCCGGAGACCGAAGACGTCGCGCCGGTGCCGCCGACGCCGCCGGTTGCCGAGCAATAGGTGCCGAAACTGCTGGTGCCGCCGGATGTGCCGGTGCCGGCCGGCACCGCGACGCCTGGCGCGCCCACGGTGACGGCAATCACGCTGCCGGGGACCATGCCGGTCAGCCAGACCTCGCCACGTCCGCCCGCCCCGCCACCGCCACCGCCAAGGCCGCTGCCAACGGCGCAACTGCCACCGCCGCCGCCCGCACCGATCACGGTGACACGCAGCCGTGTCACCGTGTCCGGCACCGAGAAGGTTCCGCTGGTCGTCAGAGCCTGCGAAAAGGCAAAACCCGGCGTCAGATCGGGCAGTTTCCACGGCGTGTAGCGCGTGGTCTGAGCGGTGTAGATGTTGCCCTGCGGCACCTGCGTCGCCCCGGCGGTGACCAGGATGGCGGCCAGCGCCGTCCAGCCCGGGTCGATGCCCGGCGTCACCTGCGTGCCGGTCGCCGCCGGGGTGCCCGGCTTGACCTGCACGATCACCTGCTGCTGGCGCACCGTCGCCTGCGACGCCCCGCTGTTGCCCGGCCCGAGATACGGCATCGTCGGGTTGGCGGCGTTGTAGTAGGGCAGTACCACCGGGTCCTGGTCCGCCTCGCTGAAGGTCGCCTCCACAAGATACGCGATGGAGGTCCCCGCGGTCGTCGGTGCGGTAAGCGTGAAGGTCTGCGGCGTGACCATCACGCCCATCTTCACCAGCGCATCGCTCAGATCCGCCGGCAGCGAGCCATAAGCGTTCGCGTCCAGCACGCCGTACTGCGTGATGCTGCCCGGCCCGACGGTGATTTGCATCGAAGCCGGCACCGTCGCGTACACGGCCAGCCCGTCCACCGCGGTGTTGGTGCCGAGCGTGGCCGAGATCAGCGCATGCAACGCGACCATCACGTTGCGGTTGGTGTTGAGCATGTCGGTGTCGAGCGGGATCGCGCCCGGATAGACGATAATGCGGTCCATCGGATCCTCATGCGGTTGGGCCGTGCAGGCGCATCCCTTGTCCGCGCGGTGCGGCAGGCGGAAAGGGCAGCGTCCTAGTTGGAAATCCGCGTCCAGGCCGTCACCGCAACCGGCACGGTGGTAGCAATGGCGCTGTTGATGTCGGCGTCCGTCACCTGGCTCTGCACCATCGCCAGGCTTGCGTATTCCATCGCCCCGGTGTTCCAGCCGCCAGCCGCGGCGCCTGCCGGGAGATGCCCCCAGCCGCCGACATTCGGCACGCCCGTGCCAAGCGGACGGAACGCGGTGACGAACAGTTGGAACGGCAGCATCAGGCTGCCCCAGCCGCCGGCCGTGTTGTAGCCGAGCATCTGGGTCCACGCGCCGGTATCGGCCGGCCGCGCCGGCTCGAAGACCGTCGGCGTACGGCCGGTCAAATTCGTCAGTTCGGCCACCAGCGCCGGCCGGGTGGCGCGGGGGCGCAGCAATTCGTGCTGGATGCGGGAGCGGAACGCGCTGTCGGTCTCGCCGAACCGCCGCGGCAATGCGCCGTTGAAGAAGTCCTGCGAGATCAGGTCGAGGAAGCTGTCGGTCGCGGTGGCGATCCGCGTCTGCAGGCGGACATAGCCGAGCATGTTGTAGAGCCACGCCCATCCGTCCGAGAGCCCCGACAGCACTGCCGAAAGCACCGGCCTGGTGTCCGGGAACCAGCGAAGCGGCAGCAGCGCGACAAGTCGCGCCATCATGTCATTGGCGTCGCCGATCATGTCAGCTCACCGTCACGCTGCCGGCCTTCACCACGCCGCTCTGCGCCGGCACGATGTCGGAACTGGCGCCGTTGAGCAGCACCGCGAACACGTTGGTCACGGACGGCGACGTGTCGTACGCCACCTGCGCGAGCCGGGACCAGGGCAACGGCGTCCCGACCGTCAGCCCGTCGATGAACGAGGTGATGGCAGAGGCCACCTGCGCCGTCACGATCGCATGGGTCGCCGTCGGCGCCGTCGCGATCGTCATGCTGACGTTCGCGGTAGTCACGGTCGGCCCCACGACCGTCCAGATCGAGCCCACTGGGCGCACCGTCTCGATGGCGTTGGCCACCGCCGTCAGCAGCGAACCCGGCGGCGCGCCGGTGCCGTTATCCACCGTCACCACGAAGCAGCCCGGCTGCACCGTGCCGCTCTGCGTGACGTTCTCCTGGATGGTGTATTGCAGCCCTTGCTGCACCGTCGATACCGCGTAGCCCACCGCGACAGTGGTCGCCTTGAACAGGCTGACCAGGTAGGCGGCGAAACGGGCGCGCAATGCCGGGTCGGTCTCCGCATCGATGCCGCCGGCGGTCGCCGCCGCGTTGGCCACCGTGTCGACGCCGGGGATCGCCGCCTGGATCAGGCTGACCGCACCGGCCTGCACGTTGCCGGCGCTTCCCGAGACCGCCGCCATCACCAGCACCGTCACCGAGGCCGTGCCGGCAGCCAGCGTGTAGCCGTTCTGCGCCGCGCTCCAGGCCGCATTGGTGGTGTCCGTTGCAACCGCGAAGCTCTGCGACCCGTCGGCCGTCACCACCAGCGTGCCGGCCGGCACCAGCGCCGTCGTCACCGGCGAAAACCGGGAAAACGTCACGCTCCCACTGGCCGCGACGGCCGCCAGCCGTGTCAGCCCGAAATCGGCCATCCAGGTATTGAGGTCGCTGCCGGCACTGGTCGCCGCGCGCGTGGTCTGCAGCACCTGCAGGATCAGCCACTGCATCCACAGGCCGAGGCCCGCATTCGCCTACAGCACCGCGCGCAGCACGCTGCCGACGGTCAGGTCCAGTACCGTCGCGGCCGCCGCCTGCACCGCCGCGGCGGCCGAGGAGACGATCGTGTCGAACGTACGAAGTTGCAGTTGCATGGCTCAGACTGCTCCGACGGTGAAGCTCAGCACCTGCGTCTCGCCGGTCGTGCTGTCGGCATAGAGGATCTGCACGGTGACGTTGCCGGAGGCATCCGCCGCCACGCCGATCGTCGGCGCCGGCGACTGCGCCACCGCGCTTTCCTGAAAGATCTGGCTGCGGATCACCGAGGAAATGCGGGCCGCGTTCACCGGTTGCCCGACGAACTGCGCCAACCCCGCGCCGTAGCTCGGATTCCAGAGATAGTCTCCCGGGTTGGTCAGCAGCCGCCGCAACACCCGCTGCTGGCCGAGCTGCGTCGTGTCCACGGTCGCCAGATCTCCGCCCGACGCGACCACAAGGTCGTTGCCGTAAAGATGCGACAGGTCGGGCATGCGCTACTCCGGATCGGGGTTGCTGGTGGTCGCCGTGCTGCCGCCGCCCGGATTGACACCGCCATGGGTGTGCGCGTCGTAGTTGCCGCGCAGCCGATCAAGGCTGCCGTGCCTGTCGTAGACATCGCCGTTAACGTGCAGATCGCCATTGACCTGCACGGTGCCGTTGCCGACCAGCTTGATGAAGCTGCCCGACTGGTGCACGAGCCAAAGCTCGCCGACCGGCGCGCCGGGTGTCGCGGAGGCATCGCTCCAGGCGCCGCCCACGATCACGCCATGTTCGCCCTCGCCATCCTGCGGCAGCACCAGAACCTGCTGGCCCGGCATCGGTGGCACGCACATGCCCCAGCCGGCACCGACCCACGGGCTCAGCACCGGCAGCCACCCTGTCACCACGCCTTCCGGTTGCAGCGAGACCTTTGCCGCGTGGCGCTTCGGGTCGACACTGACGACGGTGCCGAAGCGCGGCCGCCCCGCCGCCAGATCCTGCGCACCGGCCTGCGCCTTCAGCGAATTGAGGAATCGTTGCATTGCCTACCCCGCCGAGGCCGTGCGCGCCCGCAGCCGCTGGGTGAACCCGCGCGTCGCGTGCAGCCGGCGCTCGATCTCGTCGATGCGCAGCACCGTGTCGAAGATGGTCCCGGTGCCCTGCAACAGCACATTCGTTCGCGGCGTCAGCACCAGTTCACCCGGCATTTCGGCACTCGCCACCAGTTCGTGCCGCGTCAGTTCGTCCAGCACGTTCTGCGCGTAGCTCTGCGCGGCGTCCGGAGTCAGGTTCGGCACGACATAGACGTACTCGCGGGACGATGCGGCCCCTCGCGAGGTCTGCGCCGTCCGCACGCAGGTGCTGCCGGCGCGGCTGTGCCAGCTTTTCACCGTCACAACGATGTCGCCGGCGAACGTCAACGCCCGCTCCAGCCGCAGCGACATCAGCGCGGTCACCGGCAGCACGGCCGGCGCCGCCGCATAGTCCTGCGCGACGAAGTTCAGCGTCGTGCCGGAGACCCAGAGGTCGAAGCCCTCGCGCTTGGCAAGCGAGACCAGCAGGTCCCACTCCGTCGTCGCCCGCCCCGCCGCGTTCAGCGTTAGGCTGTCGTGCTCCAGCTCCCAGTAACGTCCCACCGTCGCCGTCGTCGCCTGCACGTTCGCCGCCAGCCCGTGCCGCCCGGCCAGGATCGTCGCGATCTCCGAGGACGTACGGTTGGCGAATGTCTCCTGCGTGCGCGCCTCGATGAGCTGGGCGCCGAGATCGCGCCCCTCGATGGCGACCGTGCCCGCGATCGGGTCGATCGAAACCTGGTCGGCATAGCCCTGCACGATGCTGACGAACCCGCCGAGCGGCGAGAGCGCCATCTGCACATCGACGAACAGTTGCGTCTCCGCCGCCCAGTCGGCGGCATCGCCGTTCAGCGCCGCCTGCACGCGAAAGCGGTCGGCCGAAAAATACGCCGTGCTCGACACAGAGGCTTCCGTAGAGTTGGCCAGCAGCGTACCGTTCACCAGCACGTTCAGCCGCGGCGCCCGCACAGGTCCGGTGGCCAGCGCCTCGCTTGCGAAGGCCAGCGCGGCGGCGGCACTGTCACTGGGCGGCAACGCCGCCTCCCGCGCTCGGGTTCACCGCGGGAATGCGCAATGTCTGCGTCCCGCTCAACATCGGGTCGGATAGGCCGTTGAGCTGCGCGATCCGGATCCACTGCGTCGCATCGCCCAGATAGACCATGGCGATACGGAACAGGTTGCCGCCTGCCACCTGGATCGTCTGCATCACGCCCCCGCATTGTCGAGATTGGCCAGCGCCCGGCCGGCATAGCCGTTGGCGTCCGCGTAGGACGCCAACTGCCCCGCTGCCGTCGCGGCGCTCGTGGGATCTTGCGCCGCCAGCAACGACGTTCCGGCACTGCCCATGCCCGCCTGCGCCTGCGACACCAGCGCACCGACCGCGCTGACGGCACCGGCATAGGCCGCCGTCCCCACCGAGAACGCTCCCGTGGCCGCCAGCGCCGTCACGGCGACTGACGTATCCATGGCCGTCACCACCCCGAGATCGGCCAGCACGCCGGTGCCCACCGACACGGCGATGGCCACCGGCGACTGCGCAAGATCCTGCACCACCTTGCAGGAAATCTGGTACGGCACCCAGTTGCTGTGCTCATACGCAGCATCGAACCGGCCGATCACCACCAGGTAGCAGAACTCATCCCAGGCCAGTGTCCACACGCCGCCCTGCGCCCGCATCAGGTCGATCGCCCGCGCCCGGTCCGCCGCATCGCCGCCGGAGAACATGCCGCTCCATGCGATGTCCGCATCGTCGCGGCCCATCGCATCGATCACCCGGGCGCCGCCCGGCAGCACATGCACCGCCAGCCGTTGCGCACCGCCGAAGCGGATGCGCGCCGGGATTTCGAAATCCTGAAATGTCACAGCGCCAAGCTGCAAGTAGTCGGACATGCGCTCAGCCCCCCTGCAACGTACCCGGCCACGCCGGCGTCAGCCGCGGGTCGAAGCCCGTGCTGCCTGTCTGCGGTCGCCCCACCTCGTGCGCCAGGTGATCGGCCAGCCACGTGCCGACGCGCGTGCCGTCGAGGAACACATCCCCTCCGGTCGGCCCCCCCTGCGCCGCCTGCGAGGCGGGCGGCGCAAAGGCGCGCGGCGCGTCGGCCGCCGCTGCCGCCTGGGTCGCCATGGGTGCCGCCGAAGCGGGCGCACCAGGCGCCCATGGCCGCGCCACCGCATCGAACCCCGGCGTCTCCGGCGCCGGCGCGGCCCCGCCGGTCAGCCCGTTCGCCTGCGCCCCGCTGACGGTCGGCGCCTGCGGCGGCGCGAAGGACGCAAACAGTGGCGGTACGGCGGTGGGCGATGCCGCTGACGTACCGTGCGCTGACTCAACCGGCGCGGCTGCCGGCGGTGGGATCGGCGCCGCCCAGCCCCCGGCGGGCACCGAGGCAGGGGCGAACGCCGCCACCTGCTCCGCGCCGGCCGGCGGCATCGCGGGCGGGGGGGCGAACCGCTCCGCCGGCCGAACCTGTGCAACCGGTGCCGCCGCCATGGCCCGGTCCGACGCGGGCAATGAGGGGGAAGCGGCCGCCGGCGCATCGCCCTGTGCGGAAGCCGCCACCGCCCGGGCAGGCGCGGGCGGCACCGCGGCGGCAGCCGCACCGGCCGCCTGCACCCGCGACAACCCCGCGAGCACCTGCGCCGCCGCCCCCTGCACGCGGGCCAGCGTGGCCTCCACCGCCATCATCGCCTCGGCCACGCCGCCGCCCAGCAGCAGCGCGAGGCCCGCGGCGCCGGCCTCATCCTGGCTTGCGTCGTTGTCGCTTTCGCTCACGCCCTGCGTTCCTTCCAGCGCATCGCCGCAAAGTCGAACTCATTGCCGTCAAGCCGGCCCAGCGCGACCACGAACGCCAGCCGCTCCTCCGGCGAGAGGCAGAACGCCACGTCGAACGGCACCCCGTTCCTGACCAGATAAAGACAGTCCACCAGATCGGGGTGCCGGCTCAGTTTCCCGCCGTGGCCGCCGCCTCGGCGGCGCTCGGCAGCGCCTCCGTCAACGCCTCGCCCACCGCGGCGATACCCGCATCGCCCAGGCGCGCCACCAGCGCCTCGACCTGCTGTTCGCTGGCCGGTTGCGGCACCGGCACGTCGTCGATCGCGGCCACACTCGCCGCCAGCACCGCCATGCCGAGCCACGGCTGGTTCTGCGCCAGCCCAGGCCCCGCCGCCTTGAACAGCCGAAGCTTGTCCAGCGCTGTCAGTCGGCGCAGTTGCAGCCTCCGTCCTTGCGCGTCGGTCACCGACGGCGCCGCCTGCGCCGCCGCAATCAGCCGCGCCGAGGGTGTGGACATCACATGCGCACCCGTGTGCTGGCGAAGAACTCCAGCCGCTGCTTCACGCTGGCATCGCCGCGCCACACGCCGGCGCTCGCCAGCCGGAACACCACGTTGTTGTACTGGTAGGTGCTGGTGGAGCCGTCGGCTTCGGTGATGTACTGGTACAGCGTCCCCGGCGTCGGCGACTGGCCGTTGTGGTAGGCCGCCTCCAGTTGCGCGATGAAGTCCTCCACCGCGGAGTTGCCGCGCTCCAGATCGAAGGTCCCTTCCCAGCCCTTCGGCAATTCGGCGCCGAGCTGGACGCCGTCGATGCGATCGACCCGGACCGAGGCGGTCATCTGCCGCCCCTCGAACCCGGTCACGTGCGTCAGATCGACGCGGCCATAAGCGCCGAGCACCACCACCTGGCAGTCGCGGCCGACGGAAAACATGCTGCCGGACATTCGGTCCTCTCAAACTGGGTTCGCGTGGATAGCGCGTCAGGCCGCGAGCGCGCCCGGCGTGTTCGGCAACACCTGGGACTGCACCTGCACCGTCTGCCCGCCTTCGATATTGACGATGAAGAACTCGTTGATCGCCTGGTACAGCACCTGCGCATCGCTCTGCACGTAGCCAAGGCCGGTGCGGCTCGGCGGATTGTTGCTGGTGTCGCAGATCACGCTGAACGGCAGGCTGCCGTCGGTGCTGCCCAGCAGCCCCTGGCTCAGCATGTTCTGCAGGAAGCTCAACTGCGTCGCCCGAATGCGGCGGAACAGGTCGGCGTTGACCACCTGCCCGACATACTGGCCCATGCCGGAAGCAAGCGTCGCCGCGATGTAGTTGGTCAGCCGCGTGTAGTTGTCGCCGTTGATCGCGGGATTGCTGCTGCTGTTGAACCCGCCGCGGACGCCCCAGAACGAGCCGCCCGGCTGCGGGTTGGCGATCACGTCGAGACCGCCCTGGAACAGCGCCGCAAGGTCGGCGGCCGCGTACGTCGTACTGGTGCCACTGCCGCTGACCGCCGCGCCGCTGAGCTGGGTGCCCACCACCGAATACAGCGGCTTGTTCAGGCTGCTCTGCTCGGGGCTCAGGTTGGCCAGCCGCCCGGCCACGAACCCCTGCGGGCTGACCACGCGGAGCACGGCGTTCACCGGATCGTTCCACCAAACCCAGTCGCCGAACATCAGCTTGCAGGCGTAGCTGTCCAGCCCTGCACTCTGCTTGGTCGTGACCGCGTTCGGGATGTTGTCGCCGGCCGGTCCCGTCAGGATCATGTAGACGCCTTCGGAGAGCCCGAATTGCGCCTGCGTCGTCCACTGCGTCGCGTCGTCCGAGTCGGCCAGCAGCGCGATGCTGCAACCCTGGCCGCGCAACGCATACATGCCCTTGCGTGGCGGGATGTCCACGCCGACCAGTTGCATCGCCGCGACGCCGGCGGCGCCGTCCGAACCCGGCGTGCCGGTGGAGAACGCATAGGGTCCGGCGACCGGTGCGACCGTGGTGCTGTTGGCAGCCGCTGTGACAAGACCGCTTGGCCCGCGCTGCGGCCCCTGCCCGACGTTCACCGCGTTCGCCAGGTTCTGCCAGAACGTCGCACCACTGCCGGCGATGTTGTCGTACACTTCGGGCACCAGCCCCGGCAGCACCACCGTCAGCCGCCATGTATTCGCCTGGCTGCCCGAGCCGAGCGTCACCACGATCCCGCTGCCGAGGCTGCCGGTATATAGCGCAGTGAAGGTGAAGGCCGTGCTCGGCAGCGTCAGTCTGGCCGCGGTATCGGTGCCGTCGGTCGCCCGCACGCAGCGGAAATTCTGTGCGCCCTGCTGCACGGCGGTCGCCACATGGGTGCCCATGTCATACTTGCGTGCCACCAGCGGCCCGAACGCGCTGGCGTAGTCGGCCATCGTCGCCGCGATCACCGGCTGCCCCACGGGGCCCCAGCTGGCACTGCCCACCACGCCGACGATGTCCGTCGGCACGCCGTTCAGCAGCAGATTCTGCGGCGGGACGATCTGCACATAGAGGTCGGGCACCACCAGTGCTGTGGTATTGATGCTGCCCTGCTGCACAATCGGCATTCTATTCGCTCTCCTGCTAGGGGCTGGCCGGCCCGCGGGCCGATGCGCCGCGCAAACTCGTTGTTCAACTCAACAGCGTTTCCGAGAACCCACCGTCGCCGAGTTGGGCGTCGAAGCCGCCGATCGCCATGCGCGGAAGGGTCACGGCGATCGAGGTCGGGTAGTCGACGCTGTAGGTCAGCTCGCGCCGGTACAGCGTCGCATCCTCCCAGCGGTCGGAGACGGTCGAGGCCAGATAGCGCAGCCGCCCGCTGGTGCCGTCTGCCAGGCCGACGAAGTCGATGCCCGCAAGCGCGGAATCGACGGCGCTGCCGACCGCATCACGCGTCGCCGGGTCGGGGCACCAGGCCGTCAGCTTGAACGCCTGCTGCTGCCGTCGCGCCAGCCGCAGCGTCGGCTGGTCCGCCTCCACCCGCGCGATCAGCCGGATCGCTCCCGGCACCGTCAGCGCAGCACCACTCGCCGAAGCCGCCCGCACCGTCGAGAGCGAGCGCGCCAGTTCGGCCGCGACGCTCTGCGGCGTGTCCGATTGCTGCATTCGCCAGGAGGCCCAGCTCTGGTCCGCGATCACCGCCGCCACCTGGCCCATGCCGGCCGTGCCGGCGAAGGTCACGGTGTCGCCGCTCACGCTCGCCGTCAGTGTCGGAACCGTTGTCGTCTGCGGCACCCACGCATCCGGCCAGCGGGTCGTGTTCCGGCTCTGGCCCGTCCCCGCGGTCACCGAGATGTTGGTGTATCCGGCAGCAAGGTCCGCATCCAGCGCCGCCGGCACCGGCCAGCCGCGATAGATCCGGCACACGGCACCTGTCACGACGCAGGCGGCGGTCAGCCCGTTCGGATACAGCGCGCCGCCGATCACGCCGGCCAGCGCCGCTTCCACGTCCGATTGATCCGCCATCAGCTTGCCGCCTGACGAAGATGCAACCGCCACCCGAGATC